TCACTCCTCATTTTCTTCTGAGCTGTACTCCACATCGGAGAGTTTAACCTCAAGCTCTAAGCCCGTCGTGAAACCGTTATTATTGAGGTTGTGGGTCACTTTGCTGATTAACCATGCCTGCTCGTCTATGACGCGCTTAAAGCCTGACACGCGTACAGGCGTCTCAGGAAATAAATCCGCTCGCCCTAGCGCCAGTGTGATTGAAAACTCCGCAACGCCTCGCTGCAGTTTATCCCACTTAGCCTGAGCGGCGCGCATCGCCTGTGCCTTTGAGGCATAGACCGTCGTCAGCGCCAGCACGTTATCGGCTTCACCGGCCATGTACTCACCCTCACGTGCTTCCTGTTCTTTTTTGACCTTTGTCTTTTTGCTGACCGGCTTTGCTTTTGGGTGTTCCAGTGCGCGCAGGTGCTTCTCTTTTGGCTTGCGTTTCAGCGTTACTTTCTGCTTTTGTGGCTTCGGGTCTTTGGTGTGCAACCATTTAGCAGTGACGCCGGTATAAGCCCCACGGTCGGCAATGGCAAACTGATGACGGTCACCATCACTGCGGGTCAGCGTCATTTGCGGGACGGGTTTGCCGCTGGCCGTCATCGCACTACCGGCTTTCAGAAACAACAGTTTCCCTGCCTTCACCGATACCGTTGCCCCGTTGCGGTCAGCCAGTCGACTCAAAAATACCGCGTCGGATTCCTGCGACTGGTCGATATGCGGTACCGGGATTTTTTTCAGCGATTCCGCAATGCTGGCCGTCAGTTTGTTGCGCTTTGCGATGGTACTGACCAGTTCGCCGATGGTGGTGTCGTGCCATGACTCTTCACGCCTGGAATTTAGCGTGCCGCGAAAGTCCGCGCTGCGCGCCCGGATGGTCAGGGTATCAGGAGCCCCCCGGTGCTCAATCTCATCGACCGTAAAATCCCCCTTATTCAACAGCGCCGAACCCTGCCAGCCAAGCCACAACGTCAGCACTGCCCCGCGCAGGGGTAACTCGACTTTCCCATCGGTGTCATCGAGCTCAATGTCGAGCTGGTCAGCTTCAAAGCCCCTATTGTCCGTCATGGTGAGAGAAATCAGCCGGTCGCTGAAGTTGCTGGTAATGTCCTGACTGTTCAGCGTCAGCATAAAAGCCGGTGCAAGGCTGGCACCGGCGTCAATTGCCATCCCCGCTATCATGCAGTGAAACCTCCGGGCATACCCTGCAGTTTATCTGTCAAATTACCGGCAGAGCCGAGAAGCTCACTGGCCTGTTTATTCATGTCACCAAACATCTCTGTCAGCGATTCATCAACCCGTTTTAGCGAAAGCGTGAAATCAATCTTTCTGGCCGCACCATCACTGAAAAACTCGGTGCGTGTAGTCGATACTTTATCGACGATATACATCCCGAGGATATTTCCGGTTCCCTCTATCAACGGCCACGCTCTGCCTTCATTGGCCATCACCTCTACAGCCTTTAGTGAGATCCAACCGCCAGTGATAGCGGGGTATAGCGTACCAGCAAGCTGTATCGAAGTTTCCCCCTCGCCAAGAAACTGATAGGCAGGTGGTTTACCCACCCGGTCATTGGATACCCAGCGATAATCTTTCGAATGCTGCATCGACTGGTAAGGCAGGGTGCGAAGTTCAAACACAAACATTCCGAGAGCAAGCATCATCGTTTAATCCCCCTCAATAGTCGTGGGTCATGTTGGCACGCTGGCGGGCGCGTTTATCGCGCTCAATCTGTTCGAGCGTGTCGCGTAGTTGTCTGTCAAGCTGATGCCCCTGCGCAACACCTCCCGGCAGATTGATGTTGTATTCGCTTTTGCTCTGGTCAATGTAAGAGCGCCCCGCCGGTGCGGTAACTGGCTGATAAGCCTGATAGCCGCCATATGTGCTGGTTGCCGGGATGTAGGAATTACCCTGTGTGGCGGCATTGGTTTTGGCGGCGGTCTGGTCGAGGCTGTCCGACTCTTTGTTGATGATGCCGAGCTTTTCGAGAAGCCAGTCGACACCGCTGCGCAGCTTGTTAAAAACATTGAGCGGAGCCATCAAGGCAGAGGCCAGTGCCTGACCAAATATGACGCCGACATTTTTGCAGCTATCAAGCGTTTCCTGCGTGGCCTTAACCGGTGCTATCAGGTCTTTAAACCACTGCCAGACGCCGCGCAGTTTCTCGCCGAGACCATCAAAAATGGGAGCCAGTGGAGCGAACATTTCCCCGATTGGGGCAAAGGCACTCATGATGCCCTCAATCACTCCCGAGAAAAATGCGCTGATGGGCTCCCAATATTTACGGATGAGTAGCGCCCCCGCCACAATCGCCGCACCGACGGCCACTATCGGCCAGGTAATCGCACCGAGCGCTGTCGCAATGGCACTACCGACGACAGTAAAGACCGTACCCAGCACGCCAGCAGCGGCGATAATGGCATTAATCCCCATGACAACCGGCCACGCAACGAGACCAATGCCGCCGATGATACCAATCAGCGCCAGCGCACCACCGGCGATGATGCCGATAGTTTCCGCTAACTCCTTGTTGTCTTTGATCCAGTCATCAAGCTTTAGCACATACCGTGTTGCTGTCTGAGTTAGCTGACGCAATGAGCTATCTTGCTGGTCGTAGAGGTCGGTACCGACGGCCTCATAAGCGGATTGAAACTCTTTGAAGTCGCCACCTAAGTTATCCTGCATGACCTTAACCAATTCCTCGGTTTTACCGTCAGAATCCTTAATTATCTTGGTCAGTTCATCCAGTTTTCCACTGGCCGCTGCGGCCATTAATACACTTGCAGCGGAACTGGCTTCCTCGCCGAATATCGTTTTCATATACTCGGCTTTTTGACCTGTACCGAGGTTGTTGCGCTTAAAGCTGGCTTGTATTTCTTTCAGGATGGTAAAGATTGGCCGTGTATTGCCTTTTTTATCCATCGTCTTAACGCCAAGCTCTTTAATGGCATCATAGGCTTTGCCAGTTGGAGCCTGCAGTCGACTTAAAACAGCTCGGCTACCGGTTCCTGCCATCGAACCTATGATTTTTGCATCGTGTAACGCACCCAGCATCGCGGCGGTTTCTTCTAGGCTGACACCGGCATCTTTGGCAACTGGACCAACATATGTAAGTGAGTCGTTTAATCCCTCAAATGATGCCTGTGTTTTATTTATCGCCATCGATATGACATCTGCTATATGCGATGCCTTGTCATCTGCGAGCCCGAATGCCGATTTGGTGCCAATAAGCAAAGCGGCGTTTTCCTCCATAGTTTTTTTATTTGCCAGCGACATATTCAGAATGGCCGGTGTTTGCGCCACTATGCCGTCTTTATCTGCGCCAGATTTGGCTACGATAATCTGCGCGGCGGCGGCATCATCTGCTGAGGCCGCTGAGTTATCGCCGAGCTGACGCGCCTGTTTGCGTAGAGCCTGCATTTCTGGAGACTGCTTATCGACCCCAAGCACGGCCTGCAGCTCGGAGTTTTTTTGCGCAAAGTCATAACCTGGCATCAGCAATTTAACCCCGGCCATCGTTCCCGCTGTCGCAATACCGACCCCGGCAGCACCTGCAGCGGCCATGTTACCGGCAAGCTCCTTACCCGATTTATATCGCTCTTTCACTCGGTTTAGGTGCGCCTGCTGTGCGCTGACCTTCGCCAATGCTTCACGCTGCCGGTTGAGCTGCGCCGTCGTCTCGCTGATGCGTGTTTTAAGCCCCCGCTCATCGTTTGCCAGATTGCGGGTATTGATACCGGCGGCACCCAGCTCGCGTTGCTGGCGTTTAACCGACTCGGTGAGGCTGTTGTATTTAACCTGCAGCCCCTCGGCGGCACGTTTTGCGGATTCGAGCACCTGTGCCTGCGCTCGCGTCGGGCGCTCAGTATTTTTGAATTGCGTGGCAAGCGCTTCAGCCTCGCGCTTTGCCTTCTCCAGCGACTGGCCGGTTACGGCCAGTTGAGCGCTGGTTTTGCGAAAGCCGTCGATTTTCGCGGCCTGCCCGTTAAGGTCACGCAGCCCTTTTTGTGTGTCGCGAATATCGCCCGACAGGGTTTTACTCGCGGTCTGGATGGATTTAAGCGGTCGGGTCGCCTGGTCGACCGCTTTCAGCAAAACCTCAAGTCTCAGGTTATTACTCATTGTGGTGTCCGCTACGCTGCAGCGCCTTTTCGCGCCATGTGATGAGCTCGGTCAGGCTCAGGGAATAGAGCTCTGATAGCGGCCAGTGGAATATCACCGCGATATCCGCCATCAGGTCATCGGTCGACAGGTCGGGCGGGAAATCTACTCCGCCGAAGCCGGTGACAAAAAACCAATCACCTTAGCGGCCAGCGACAGCATATCGGGCAGGTTCATTGCGGTAAGCTCCTGCGTCGTAAGCGCGGGGTAGGTCATGCGTGGCAATACCTTAATCAGCGCATCGACTTCGGACTGCGCCACCGCTGCCAGACTGACACCGCGCAGGGTACCGGCGTTCGGCTCAATCAGTGTGACTTTATCAATCGTCTGACCGGCGCGCTTAATCGGCTTGTCGAGGGTCACGACGTTCGGGTTTACGGTGTCAATTTCATTGCCAGCCATATCAACAAATTCAGCGGTTTTACGTGGTGCTTTTGCCATGATGTTTTTCTCTGCTCTGAATGGGGATTAATAACCGGCCAGCAGTGCTGACCGGTCAGGGAATTACAGCCCGATTGCGCGGCGGTGCTGTTCCAGACGGTCGACGCCGTTCACCTTCTCAACCATGTTGACGGTATCGATTTCGATGACGTCGCTACCATCAATCGTGAGGCGGTAATAGGTGCATACGGTCGACAGTTTGGTCGAGGTGTTTTCACCCTGCTTATTCTCGCCGCCGTCGATTTCTTTATGACGGCCACGCATGACCACCTCGACCGCCACGATTTCGCCAGTGTCGTCACGTTGGTAAGAGCCAGCAAAACGCAACGGCACAGCGTCAGCACCCGGCGCGGCGTACTGCGCCCACAGCGCCACATCAGGCAGGCCACCGACAGACCATTCGACGGTGAGCGCATCATCGTCGAGACCAAGGTCAATCGCCGCCGCGCCATTCATGCCGCCGCCGCGATAGTTTTCGAGCTTGCGGGTCAGCTTCGGCAGCGTCACGGATTCAACAACGCCCATGTAGCTAAGGCCGTCATTGAACATGTTCAGATATTTAAGTTTGCGGGGTAGTGCCATGTTGTTTCAGGCTCCTTAGCTGTTGACCGATTCGGCCAGATTTACCAGATATTTATCGGTGATACGCTGGCGCAGGGTCAGGCTTTCCAGTGGTGGAACCGGTGTATAGTCGTAGTCGATATACAGTTTCCCGGCCTTGAGGGTTTCCTTATCGTTCGATTCCTCGTCGAACCAGCATTCACCGTCCACGATGTAGCCGTTTGATTTCAGCTCGCGGAATTTGGCGTTAATGCCGTCGACAATGTCACGGATAAGTGATGCGGTGATGGGCTTATCGACCGCCCACATGTGCGCCTCGGCCATCGTGTCGGCCAGCACCTGCGCGGTGCGGGTGTAGTTCTCAAACAGGAAAAGCGGGTCATCAGAGCAGGTGCGGTTACCCCAAAAGCGGAAGCCATCCTTACGCACCAGTGTTGTGAGCCCGGCCTCGTTGAGCAGATCAGCATCGGTGCCGGATGCCTGCAAATCCCAAAACACTGACGCACTGATGCCGGTAACACCCTGCACGCCGATGTTAGACAGGGTTTTGTGCCAGCCGACGGTCTGGTCGATATAGGCACGCAGGCCGAGTGCGCGCGCAGTTGCGTATGCCGGTGCGGTGGCGTTTGTGGTGGTATCCCATGCAAGGAAATCAGGCCAGATGACCATCAGCTCGCGCTGGCTGAAATTCTCGCGATAGGCCATCGCCTCGGAAATGGTTTTACAACCCCATGCGCTGATATAGCCAAAGGCGCGCAGGCTGATACAGACCGAAGCAAGTGCGACTGCGACCTCTTTGGTATCGAGACCCGGCACGCCGAGAATGCGCGGCTTAACGCCGGTGACTGCTTCGGCAGTCAACAGCGCCTTGATGCCGGTATATTTACCGCTCTCATCCGTGCCGCCGATGATATTGGAAATGGTCTGTGCTTCGGCGTCTTCTCCGGTACCTTCGGCAACACGCACGACAACTGTGACAGGTTTTGACTGGTCGGCGATGGCCTGCAGGGACGCGGCCAGCGTGCCTTTTTTACCGGCTTTCGCAATGGCGCTTTGCACATTGGTAATCAGTACCGGCTCGTTGAGGGGAAAGGTTGCCGCATCCGCATCGCTGGCTGTACAGACCATGCCGACGATTGCGGTTGCAACAGTGGAAATGACGCGGGTGCCGTCGTTAATCTCAAGCACCTGCACGCCGTGGTGAAAATCACTCATCCGGTTAACTCCGTGGTTAGTGGGCAAGTGTTATTGTCCTGGCTGGTCTGTTGAGGGGCTATTTGTCAGTGTTGGGCGATGTCTGACACATTGAGACATCAGCAACGGATGCGGGAAATTTTTTGTATAGCGTTGAGATACCCGAGGCGATCCAGTTTCCAGACCACAAGCGTATCGCCCTCTGACAAGGTTCTGAGTAACCTCTTTAGCCCCGGCCAGTCTGATGTTTTGCCGCTGATTTTATCTTCGAAAATCAGCTCACATCCTGCGCACTCCAGTTCATTTCGCTGTAATGCGGTGTTCTGGTCATTTGTTGATACACGTACATAACCGATAAACATGAGAAATAACCCGGTAAAAAGTCGGGAACATGCCAGCTGAACGGAATATCTGCATTTTCTAAAAGGTTGGTTTGGGAGAAGCGGCAAAACGGAATGTGGGCAACGGGGAAAACCAAATCCCTGATATGTCTTTCTGGACGGTTACTGGTGGCAATGGAAATTTTGTGATTCGTCAACCTGACGGGCTAATCACTCAGATGGTTACTGTAAGTATAAGCGGTCCAGTGGCGATGAATGGAATGACTGATAATGCTTATGCCATTACAGGTTCTAATAAGTCTTATATTGCCACAGCCACATTGCCCTTTGTATTTCCTAATAAGGTGCTGGGCGTTATCCCTCTGGTATCAACAACAGCTTATGGCGGTGTATCCAGTAATATTACAGGTTCATACGCGACGGCGGTTTGTTCTTTTGCCGCTGTCCGGGGGAATAATACGATTGTATTCAAAGTCGACAAACCACTGAATGCAGCCTTTCCTTCAGATACCAGCGTCTCAGCGTTAATCATTGGACGGTAAGAATGAACTCAGTATTCTTTTCACCCGGAAGTAAAAGTTTTTATCTACAAGAATTGTTTCCAGAATATGAGGATGCGGGAACGCTTCCAGATGATGTTATTGAAATTACCCGAGAAACATATGAGCAATTTCTTGGGCTGCATCCAGAAGGGAAAGAAATTGGCGCTGACAGTTCAGGACGGCCAATATGGATTAATTCCCCACCGCCTTCAAAAGAGGATGAGGTGTTGATGGCTGAAATGAAAAAAATATCTTTGGTTTCAGAAGCCAATACCTACATCAACACCCATCAGTGGCCTGGCAAAGCTGCTATTGGTCGTCTGAAAGGTAACGAGCTGGAGCAATATAATTTATGGCTGGATTATCTGGACGCACTGGAACTGGTTGATCCCTCCAGTGCTCCAGATATTGAATGGCCTACGCCTCCGGCAGTTCAGGCCAGATGACATTCGGCGCGGTGCTGGTATCTATTGCCGTCACCGCGTCAATGTAATCCAGCACAGCGTTAAGCCGGGTTGTTTCTGCCTGCGTCAGTTTCCGTCCGGCCTGTAATTTCAGCTGAATCAGACTAATGGAAGCCATTGCAGCATCAATCAGTGACTGGCGCTGTGCTTCTGCCGCGTCTACTGCGGCGCTATGCTGTGCCTCAGTATCCGTCACCCATTTCTCACCATCCCATTTATCGTATGGCGTTAATGGGGCGATAGTGGTTGTATTATTAGGGTAATCACCCGGAGCTGTGATTTCTTTTGATTCTCCTGTTTCGGTGCTAAAGACGATTTCACCGCGATGGTCTGGCACATATTCCCATGAGTTAAAATCTGCAGAACGGCAGATTGCATAACCAGCTTTGTATGCGCCTGGAGCATCTAAACAGGAACATGCCGGAATGCCGACACCAACGGCAAGATATTCAGTTGATATGGAAATATATTCCCGTGTTTCACCATCATAATTATAGACAGTAATATCCCCCGCCTTCGTGGCAATAAACTCGCTATTTAATACAGCGCTATCCATTATGCAGCCCTCACAATGTAGTTAAATGCGATGTTGCGTGGACGGACACCGAAATAAGAAGTAACACCATTCATTGTCAAATTTCCAGAGCCAAAAGCGGTAAAACCAGAACCAGCATTAACTGCCGAATCCGCGTTTCTGACAAAGTTTTTGGGAGGTGAACCGGAGACACCAGCCGAAATATCATCAGCGTTACCGCCATTGCCGTGGTGGTTAGTTATCTTTGTTTCCGCCTGCGCCGTCAACAAACCTCGTCCAGAGTCAACCCCGCGCCCGTCATCCCAGCCGCGAATAAACTCACCACGTAAATCAGGCAATTTATTTGTCGGATAAGCCTTTGCCAGTTCCGGGTATTCTTCAGCAGAAAAAGCTGCACCATTGCATTTCAGCCAGCCTGTTGGCGGAGTGGCTGAAGGCCACGGAACAGGGACACCAACAGGTAATGCAGAGCCTTCTCCCAAAGCCGTCATTCAAGGCTGTAGGTTTGTGCCATGAACACCACACTGACACCCGCAGATCTCGATCCCCGTCGGCAGGCCATGCTGCTGTACTTTCAGGGATACCGCGTAGCCCGCATTGCTGAAATGCTGGGCGAGAAAGTTGCAACCGTTCACAGCTGGAAAAAACGCGACAAGTGGGGTGACTATGGGCCGCTGGATCAGATGCAGCTCACCACCGCCGCACGCTACTGCCAGCTCATTATGAAGGAGCACAAAGAAGGGAAAGATTTCAAAGAAATTGACCTGCTGGCGCGCCAGTCGGAGCGCCACGCGCGCATCGGCAAGTTTAACAATGGCGGTAACGAAGCCGACTTAAACCCTAACGTCGCCAACCGCAACAAAGGCCCGCGCCGTCAGCCGGAAAAGAATGTTTTCACCGATGAGCAGATTGAGAAGCTGGAAGAAATCTTCCATTCCTCCATGTTCAACTACCAGCGCCACTGGTGGGAAGCCGGAAAAACCAACCGCATCCGCAACCTGCTGAAGTCTCGCCAGATCGGCGCGACCTTCTATTTTGCGCGTGAAGCCCTGATTGACGCCCTGCTTACCGGACGTAACCAGATTTTCCTTTCTGCCAGTAAGGCTCAGGCCCACGTCTTTAAACAATACATCATCGACTTCGCCAAAGAAGTCGAGGTGGAGCTAAAAGGCGATCCGATGGTGCTTCCTAACGGAGCCACGCTTTACTTCCTCGGCACCAATGCCCGCACGGCCCAGAGTTATCACGGCAACCTTTATCTGGATGAATATTTCTGGATACCGAAATTCCAGGAGCTGCGCAAAGTGGCTTCCGGGATGGCTATTCACAAGAAATGGCGACAAACCTATTTTTCCACGCCATCCAGCCTGACCCACAGTGCTTATCCGTTCTGGTCCGGTGCGCTGTTCAACCGTGGACGCAACAAAGCTGACAAGGTGGACATCGATCTGTCCCACAGCAATCTGGCCCCCGGCCTGCTGTGCGCAGACGGGCAATACCGCCAGATAGTCACCGTGGAAGATGCGGTGCGCGGCGGCTGTAACCTGTTCGACCTCGACCAGCTGCGCATGGAGTACAGCCCGGACGAATACCAGAACCTGCTGATGTGCGAGTTTGTGGACGATCTCGCGTCCGTGTTCCCGCTCAGCGAACTGCAGGCGTGCATGGTGGACAGTTGGGAAGTCTGGACCGACTTTCATGCACTGGCCCTGCGCCCGTTTGGCTGGCGAGAGGTGTGGATCGGTTATGACCCGGCAAAAGGTACGCAGAACGGTGACAGTGCCGGGTGCGTGGTGGTGGCTCCGCCAGCCGTGCCGGGCGGTAAGTTCCGTATTCTTGAGCGTCACCAGTGGCGCGGGATGGACTTCCGCGCCCAGGCGGACGCCATCAAAAAACTGACCGAACAGTACAACGTGACATACATCGGCATCGACTCGACAGGTGTCGGTCACGGGGTTTATGAGAACGTGAAAGCGTTCTTTCCTGCCGTCCGGGAGTTTGTCTACAACCCCAACGTTAAAAACGCCCTGGTACTCAAGGCCTACGACATTATTAGCCACCGCCGCCTGGAGTTTGACGCCGGGCACACCGACATAGCGCAGTCCTTTATGGCAATCCGTCGCGCCACCACTGCCAGCGGCAACCGCCCGACCTATGAAGCCAGCCGCAGCGAAGAAGCCAGCCACGCCGATCTGGCCTGGGCAACAATGCACGCACTGTTTAATGAACCGCTGCAGGGCGAGTCCGCCAATACCAGCAATATTGTGGAGATTTTTTGATGGGAAAGAGTAAGAAAAACCGCGCTGCGTCGACGAAACAGATCCAGCATAAAAGCCAGACTTCAGCCGAAGCATTCAGCTTCGGTGATCCCGTTCCTGTTCTGGACCGCCGCGAACTGCTGGACTATGTGGAATGCGTACAGATGGATCGTTGGTATGAGCCGCCTGTGAGTTTCGACGGACTGGCGCGAACCTTCCGCGCCGCCGTGCATCACAGCTCACCGATTGCAGTGAAGTGCAACATTCTGACCAGCACCTACATCCCTCACCCGCTGCTCAGCCAGCAGGCTTTTTCGCGTTTTGTACAGGACTATCTGGTTTTTGGTAACGCCTACCTGGAGAAACGCACGAACCGCTTCGGTGAAGTTATCGCCCTTGAGCCTGCACTGGCAAAATACACCCGACGCGGGTTAGACCTGGATACCTACTGGTTTGTGCAATACGGTATGACTACGCAGTTGTATCAGTTCACGAAAGGCAACATTTTTCATCTGATGGAACCGGACATCAACCAGGAGATCTACGGTCTGCCCGGTTATCTTTCTGCCATTCCGTCAGCTCTGCTCAACGAGTCCGCCACGCTGTTCCGCCGCAAGTATTACATTAACGGCAGTCATGCAGGCTTCATCATGTACATGACCGATGCTGCGCAGAACCAGGAGGATGTGAACAACCTCCGCAATGCGATGAAAAGCGCCAAAGGTCCTGGTAACTTCCGTAACCTGTTTATGTACTCGCCTAACGGTAAAAAGGACGGGCTTCAGATTATCCCGTTGTCAGAAGTGGCGGCGAAGGATGAGTTCCTGAATATCAAGAACGTGAGCCGGGACGACATGATGGCGGCGCATCGTGTGCCGCCACAAATGATGGGGATAATGCCTAATAATGTCGGGGGGTTTGGGGATGTGGAGAAAGCCAGTCGCGTATTTGTACGTAATGAATTAACGCCCTTGCAAAAAAGGCTACAAGAGCTGAACGACTGGCTGGGCGAAGAAGTGATTAAATTTACGCCCTATATTCTTTCAGAAGAATAATTCCGAACTTATTTGTTTCTTCTTTGTTCACGCCTTGTCTTGGCTTCGATAAGGCGTTGAGGTTCAGTGTAAAGCCGTTCTAAAAAAAGATAGGTAAAATCTTCAAGATCCTCAGCAGCAGCTTTATCCAAAATACCTTCATGCGCTCCATCATTTCCGTCATCTTTAACGCATTCAGCTAGTTCCCTTAAAGCTTCAGGCAGTAGATGATTATCAAATAACCACTCCATTCTTAACCCTAGGCTTCTCCTTATTTTTTGCGCAGGCCCTTGCTCCCCATCAGGAAGAAGTCCTTTTGTGGCATAATCAAGGCAAAGCCTAAACATGGTTGCTGCTGCATTATAACAACCTATAGCCAAACATTTCGCCCCTTCCTCATATGCACTATTGATATGCTCAGGTAAGAACTCTGGTGGCTCCTCTACTGCTAAGTCTGCTGGTGATATAGGCCTAACAACCTCTGCAACTTCCTTTAAGCCGAATATTCCACTTTCCCAATTATAGCCATCTAAAGTTTTATTTTTCGTTAAAGGTCTGCAAAGAAACATTGTCGTTTTATGACACTCTCGGCAAACACAATAGACCTCGTACTCGTATGTTTTACCCCCGCCCAATGCATTGTAAACCCTAGTGCAATTCAGCCCATTAACATCAAACGCTATTTTTTGTGATCCACATCGTGGACAGTCATCCACTAACATAACCATGTCAATTACTCCTCCCTATGAAAAAAATGAGTTGAAAAATTGAATATTCACGACTTAAAAAGCTAGCCTATTTAACACCATAATTTCATTAATTCAACCATGAGCGCGCGCTCGTATCCCCGCCACGCCTGCCCGCTTTATGTAGTGGTTTTCATGCGCCTGCATGACATAAGCAAAAGCCCGCCACTCCTGGCAGGCCTCAGCTAAAACGATCCTCAAACGATCATGCGGATTCATGCGGCATAGACATGCACAATCGCCAAAGCGGGCATCGAGACTTTTTGGAAACCTACGTAACCACAGTTAATGTGTGCATCCTGTCTCGAATTGCATCACACGTCTCATCAAAAAGCTTGGTAATGGTTGTACGGTTCAACTCTGCCTCTTTCCAATAATTTTGCCCGTCAAAATCTGGATCGCTATGCTGAAACGATATTGACTCTGAAAGGCATTCCTTCCGGAAACGGTCCAAGATTATATAAACCTCTGGTGAGATGAACGGTTTGTTAGACTCAACACTTGTAACAAAAGTATTAAATGTATCGAAAAAAACTTTCAACCTTCTAAGTTTTCTCTCTTCAAATGGTTCGTTGAGGTCGACATGATCCAGCGCAGGCCTAAGCTTAAGCACGCTTTCTCTTATTTCAAACATCGAATTCCAAATGAGACTATATGCTGATAACTCCTTATCAAAATACGCTTTCGTTACATAAACAGAATTGTCTAACTTAGCCTTTATTCTTTCATTAGTTGCACTCAGTTGTGATTGAAATTCAGCAATATCTTTGTTTAGCCGCGACTTATATCTTTCTAAATAAACTTTCCCGATCCAAACAAATATGCCAGATGCAACAAAAGACACCCCACCCAACGAAGCCAGAACTTTAAAGACTAAATCCATTGCGCCCCCACCTGCAAAAATAGTATTCCAATATAAGCTAATACATTTTTAATCAAATAGGGAATAATTCGCGTCAACCTCATCACTTCTCTGCTCTCCCCTGGTGACTTCCATCAAAAACCCGAGGCCGTCATATAGCGAAACGGAGAATTCCAGCTCAAGCCAGAAGCAGTCTTCATAGGTGCGGCCCAACCAAAAACCTCCGCCACACTCCTTTGGTCGTTGAAAGAAGACCCAGCCGCTATGGGTAAACCGCTCCAGCACCTGGTCCCGATAAATAATCTGGTGATTACTGTCTTTTTTACCCTTGGCTAACGCCTCGCTACTCTCGTTATTCAACCTTGCTGACGTCAGAATCAAGTTCTTACATCCGGAACGTTCCTTAGTGCAGCCAGCTGTCGTCTTCCCAAACCTGCTGCATAATTTCCATCACCCGCTTTTTGTCTTCATCAAGCTTTAAGCCACTCAGTTCAACGCCGTTTGCCGACCCTTTACGGATGCGGATACCGTCGCATTTGTCCAGGTTGGGTTTGGTCTGCCGTTATTGAGCGTGGAATGGAAACGTGACGGACAGGTAATGGTGTAGAAAACGGCGCAATCACCACGCATTTCCGCGATAAGCTCCAGACCTTTAACACAGGCCATCATCTCATTGCGGCGGTGCGCCGGGTTGCTGCTGCTGGCGTTTACCACGTCTTCCATATCCAGCGTGTCGCCCTCTTCGTTCACCAGTTCATGAGAACGGAAAAACTCCAGTGACTTGCGGCGCTGCTCACGTTTATGCATCACGGCTTCATAGCTGACATAGGGAGATGCTTTTTTGCTGACCAGGCAGACAGCACGCAACTGCTCTTCCCGCCATTCGCAACGCATCTTCCATAATTTCCGATACCACCAGTCGGCACACAACATACGCGCCAGCGAACCCGGAATGAGTTCATAGGGCACGGGTTTACGGCGGTTTCTTTTCCGACGGAGTTGCTCAAACGCAGGCGGAATAACATCCAGACGCAGGGTTTCCGCTGCCACCTTTTCCCATGTTTTGCGGATTTCTTCTGGCTTAACGTCATCGGTGGCATACAAATCACCACAAGCGGCATCAAGGCACATGCTCATATGCGCAGCGACAAGGGTAGACAGGCGCTTCACCTGATCCTGACTCATTTCAGGCAGGATAAGCAGGCCGTCCAGCCCTTCATGGCTTGCCATAAAACGAAAAGATGCAGATAGCTGGCTGTCGCGTACATGCTCCAGTCGTTCCAGACATGGCTTAATCGTCTCACGTAAATAGCGGGAATAAGCCTTTGGCCTGCCTAGGCTGCTAAAGTATTCAATACGTTGCATCAGCGGCTTGCTGATATGGGAAGGCTGGGCGTTGACGTCCGCCAGAATGACCATATCCGGATTAAAACGCTGCTGCTCATGCGCCAGCTTTGCCCGGCTAATGAGCTTATCCTGCTCCATTTCGCGCTGGACAGGATCACGTGATTCATTAAAAAAATAACGCTCCCAGACCTGATCACTCAGTGCCTCGCGGCGCAGTTGTTCCTGCTCGTTATCGGCAGCGTACAGAGTGATCAGGTTTGAAAGCGCAGAAACCGGCGCAACTTCCGCCGGGTCCAGATAAGGGTTAATGGCCTTTTTCGGGCTGTTCCATGAGAACGCTGCGGCAGCCTCGTTAAAGCCGCAGCAGTTGTTCATATCGGCATGACTCATGCACGTACTCCGTACACGGCTGAACTATCCACGCCACGCGAAGGATCAAATCCCACCCAGCAGAGCGGCCCGGAAACAGCGATGATTTCTGTTGCAGATTTACTCTCACCAGCTGCCACACCGATGCTGCGTTTTGCCTTGATGTAGTGGTGAGTAAAATTGCGATACAGCGAACGGATCAGGGATGTGTCACTGTTAGAAACAATGACCGGATGTCCTTCTGATGACCGATGTTCAAGAACGGATGCCAGGTGATACTGGTCATCTTCAGTGAAACCATCAGTGTGATAGCCGGAAAACGTACCGTCATACGGCGGATCGCAATACACCACATCCCCCACCTGCAGCATCGCCAGCGTTTCATCAAAGCTTGCGCAGATAAACGTTGCCCGCTGGGCTTTCTCTGCAAATGCGCGAATTTCTTTTTCAGGGAAATACGGATTTTTATAATTACCGTACGGAATGTTGAAATGCCCGCTCTTGTTATAGCGACATAACCCACGGTAACCATGACGATTGAGATACAGGAAATATACCGCTTTCATGAAATCAGTAATTTCAGTGGAGTAATTAAACTCCTGCCTTATGTTGTAATAAGCCACATCCCTGTTTGCTTCCTCAAATAAAGCTCTGGCACGAGATATAAACGCTTCGCAATCAGCGACAATCTTTTTATAGAGGTTGATTAAATCAGGATTAATATCCGCAACAAGATAGCTGGGGTAATCCGTCTCCATCATCACAGCACAGGAACCCGCGAAAGGTTCAACCAGTCGCGGGCCAGCAGGAAGATGTTTTTTCAGTTCGGACATAATGGCGGTTTTATTTCCCGCCCATTTCAGGATGGTGCTCATACAACACCTCCGTTGTAATGTTTGCCTTTCAGCTCTGCGATTTCCTGACAGGTAATGCAAAGCTGCACTCCAGGAATGGCGCGGCGTCGTGCTGGCGGAATTGGCGCTTCACATTCAATACAAAGCACACGAGACACGCCCGGTGTTTTGGCACGGGCAGCACGGATATAGCGCTGGCGTCCTTCTTCAACGCGCTGCTGTACGAGATCCATTGCATCTGCCATTAGTGGATCTCCTGCGCTTCGTTCTGGATTGCTTCAGCAGTCACACGCAGCAGTTCTGCCGCTTCGACGTGGTTTAGCTGGCGGGATGTGATATGACACGCCAGGCTATCAAGGCGAGCTGCCATTGCTTCAGCCCTTGCCCGGCGTTCTTCCAGACGAGCCTCTGTCAGTAAAATATTAAGCCCTGCATCATCCGGTCCGGTTTTAGTCGTGAGGGTTTCAATATTACGCATAATCAATTCTCCTGAATTTAGATAAAGGGATGCCCGGCGGGTTTACGCCATTAATTTCATTAGTTGCTTAATTCGGCATGGTTAGCCGTCTGGGAAATAAGCTCACCACTGCACGAAAATGATTCATTGCTTTAATCAACTCCCGCTTTTCGTCAGTGGTCAGCTCATTAATGCTGATGCTATGACGTTCAGCTGGAATTTTTGCCATAAAGAATATGGCAGCCAGTGCTCGTTTATTTTGTTCGTTATTGATATCCCGTGGATCACGCATATCTTTAATAAACCGCTCAAGCTCTGACTCAATATTCAGGCCAAATACTTTCGCCCTTAACTCCGCAATGTGATTAAGTCCATTCAGGCGTTCACCGGGGCTTAATGGAACAGTCGCCGCAGCGCCATTAATTGCCATAATTCATATCCCCAAAACGCAACTATCGTTCTTTGTTCTTACGGTAACATTCAAGAGGAGATACATTTTTTCGTATCGTCTCTTTAACCTGCTCTCCCCGTAAAAACGTCCCATCCCTTAGCGTGAAAAAGTAACTGCCATCGCCCGACAACGACGGATAACAACAGAGCAAATCATCTTCAGGTACTGAATAACTCTCCCCTCTGTAACGAAACTGATAAACCACTTCACTTTCCGCTGCATACATTTTGACTTTCTCCGTTTCCTCGTGGTCAATTCAGACAGCAATTCATCTTGTGAATGACATGGATGCCAGCGTTTACCATCCTCACCCATGATCCAGCCGTGACCGTAGTGCATTGCCGGGCTTTGTTTTACCAGCAGCGATGCAAATGATGGTTCTTTCGTCAGCATAAGCACCTCACAGCAAACCGAATGAAGCACCGAGGCCAGTCACGGTATCAACTGCACTCACCATCGCAGGATTAGCCTGTAAACGGGCCTGCAATGAAACAGCCGCCAGCGCCATCAGTCGTGTTACAGAGTTAATGCTGCTGATAGCATCACGACGACCGGCACTAGTTTTTACATCACCAGATACCGCACCTGCAGCAACACGCCCGATCTCTGCGGTTGCACTCATGACGTAATGTGGCAGTTTCTCTTTTGCCACCTCATTAATTGGTACGCATGGCAGGCAGTGAATCTGTGCCAGAAAGCCATCTACCAGCGTTGAATCTTCAGTCAGATCGGTGAGCAACCAGATTTCTGGCGCTGTGAGCTGATGCGGTTGATCTGGGTTGAGTTTGTTTCGCAGTGTCTGAACATTCATTCCTGCACGTTCTGCCAGCTTCGCCATGTTGTGACGTAGTGCAAAAGCTCTACAGGCTTCATCAAAATTCGGATGTTTGGAAATCTTGTAATCAAACATGCTGCCCCCTTAGAAAGTTCCCATAATTGAACTTACTTACCAACAATGACGCGGAAGTTGGAATGACCGAGGGATTCACGAACCTGGTCGGTTTTGTACATCAGGTAACGAAGGCTTACGCGACCTTTGTTTTTTTCTTTCTTGACCATGTACTTGGCGAGCTGGCCATGGTGAATTTTCTGGTAAACAGAGCCACGGGAGATACCTTCCCATTCAGCGAACTCTGCAGGCGTAGCCATCTCTTTTGGTACACGAATTGAAATATCAGTGCTCATAGTGCAGTATCTCTCAGTTAAGGTTTGGTTTATGTCGTTTTATCTTGTTTTATGTAATCCAATATTTGAACAATCGAGATACTACGATCCAATATTTGATACGTCAATAGGATTAAAAAATGATACAGGTGAAGGCTGGCGAGAATACAGGGGGTAGAGAGGCTATCCATAGGTTGATGGCTGCCTATGATTTCAAGTCCCGACAGCAGCTATGCGATCACTTAGGCGCATCTAAAAGCACTATGGCAAACAGATACTTAAGGGATAGCTTCCCTGCAGAATGGGTGATCCAATGCGCTCTTGAAACAGGCGTTTCATTACTCTGGCTAACTACAGGACAAGGCGAACCAGGAACAAAAATTGATGATAGAAAAAGTATCAATTTCGTGAACTCCAGCAAAGTAAAACCACTTTCTGAGCTTGTATCGCCAGAGATCGATAAGGCTAGCCTTATCGGAGGTTCGTTGATTGAAGCCGGGAAGGCCATCATTGATAGCAGCCTGCTTCCCCCTGACTCAAGCGAGCTACTTCTCGTAAATACCAATGGCGATTCATATTTAATTGACCGTAACCAGACACTACCAGTGAATGGGATGTGGTTGGTCGATATCGACGGGATAAAAAGCATTGTTAAGCTAACTCGCCTTCCCGGAAACAGATTAGTTGTACATCAAGATGATTCTTCGTTTGAGTGCAGCCTGGATGATATCGAGGTTGTTGGCCGCGCATTGAAAATCATTAAGAGCCTTTGATATGACCATCAGAAAACAGCCGAACGGAAAATGGTTGTGCGAGTGTTACCCGAACGGGCGTGACGGCAAGCGCGTGCGCAAGCAATTTGCGACAAAGGGCGAGGCTGTAGCATTCGAAAACTTCACCATGGATCAAGTGAACAAAAAGCCGTGGCTGGGTGAAAAGGAAGATCGGCGGCGTTTGTCAGAATTGATTGAGCAGTGGCACTCCCTTTACGGCCAGACGCTCGCAGACCCCAAGCGCCTGATGGCGAAACTGAATATTATCTGCAATGGCCTAGGCGATCCCGTCGCCTCTGAATTAACCGCCGGTGACTTTACGAAATATCGTGAAGCACGGTTGAAAGGAGAGGTACGTAACGAAGAAGGCGCGCTAATGTCGCCAGTAAAACCACGCACGGTAAACCTTGAACAGCGTAACTTATCATCCGTTTTTGGCACCCTTAAGAAGTTGGGCCACTGGTCAGCGCCTAACCCACTCGCCGGGCTACCGACATTCAAAATCGCAGAGGGTGAATTGGCATTCTTAGCCTTGGACGAAATTAAACGCCTGCTTGATGCCTGCGCTGATTCTCAAAGCCCTAGCCTATTGATGATCGCAAAGGTATGCCTAGCTACCGGCGCGCGGTGGAGTGAAGCCGAAAACCTTCAAGGCCATCAGTTATCAAAATATCGGATCACCTATACCAAAACCAAAGGCAAGAAAAACCGAACTGTACCGATATCTCAGGAGCTATACGACGAACTACCCAAAAACAGGGGGAAGCTGTTCACGCCATGCAGAAAAGCTTTTGAACGAGCAGTGAAGCGGGCCAATATAGACTTACCAGCGGGACAATGCACTCATGTGCTACGCCATACTTTCGCCAGTCATTTTATGATGAACGGCGGAAACATACTTGTTTTGAGAGATATTTTGGGTCATTCTGATATCAAGATGACCATGGTATATTCACACTTTTCACCAGATCATCTTGAAGACGCAGTTTATAAAAACCCACTCAACTTTTTATAATGTACAGACTTACATTGATAAATAATCCAACTCATCTTTCATAGGAATAATTTGTTCATATAATCGATGATATGATTTACCAATTGCCCCTCTAAATTGAATTAATTTAGGTGGATTATTACCTATATTAATAATATGATCTTGTGCAATACCCGGATAAGGATCAATGAAAATTATTTCAGCGACCTCTAATTGATATGCTTTTTTTGCACAAAGTTCACAAGGACTTGCTGTAGTATACAACTTACCACCTTGGACACCAACGCCACCATATTTAGATAATTGTAAAAAGGCATTTTCTTCAGCATGTAAAGCTCTGGTATGGACCTGATTCCCTTTTTATTATCATCAAGACTATTATGAATATCCTTGAAGCAATATGACAAATTACGTCCTTTAAAAATTTCAGAGCTTGATTCAATCGCTCTAAACTTTATTAAATTACTTTTAGCTTTCTTTCTAAAAAGAGCATCATTTCGCTCATATGAGCTATATACTTTCGAATCAAAATCATTGATCAACCCATCGAGTGATCTCATTGAACATGGTATCTGCCCTTTAGCTACATCATTCCAACCAACTGATTTAATTGAATTATCATTATCTGTAACAACGGCACCGACCTGCCTCGATATACATCCAGAGTTTAATTTAACAGTATATGCGACCTGCATAACTCGCTCCATCGCTGTAGGAGTGATCAATCCAGGATGCTTCATTAGAGCGATATACCATGCAAGTTGTGCTTTAAGTATGTTATTGTTATCAAACTCATTTTTAGGATTATAAAGATGTATATCTGAAATTTCTATGCATTTCGTTACATTAGGGTTCGTTAAATGTTTATATTGATTGTCTTTATCTCCTTTTCCTGATTCAATATCATCAATGTGTTTAATGCGCTCAGATGAAAACTTGTGTAGCTTCTGTAAATATTTTTTCCTATGCTCATCAGGAGCATTAATTGATACCAAATGGAATGCAGCATATCTATCTTTAAAGAATTTAGCTTCATATGGATTACGTATAGCATCAATAACTACTAATGCCTTACCACCTTGGCTTTTTCTAATTAGCTTAATGACCCTATTAATAGTTTCAGGCAAATGAAATACCGATTTTGGATCAAATTCTTCTGTTTCATAGTTTGTTTTTACTTCACCAAGCCGTCTAACAGATTTTCCAGCGGCCTGATAAGTTGATACATAAAGACCTGTATTTATCTCATTAAGTTCTTTTTTGAAGTTATTAGTGAAAAACCTAACCAAATGCAATGTTTTTCTTATGTTAGATACATCTAGATTATCGAGATCTAATTCTTGACTATGATCAATAAGTGCTTTTAATATATCCGTCCTTATTTTTCTAAGTTGTGTTTTTGAAAATGCTCCTTCATTAAGTATCTTGTTTAATTTATCTTCATCAATGCTATCTTTAGTTGACGACGTGATGAAGTGTGAAAGTTCAGTATGTGACATTGCTAACAAATAAACTGATAGCAAGTCACTAACCTTGATTGAGTAAAATGCCTCCCAATGATTCTCAGTGAAATCCTTAACTATCTTATAACGCTGTAAATCTAAACCATTATAAAAATCAGTTAATTTATCCACATCGGGAAATACTGTCTCATTACTTTCTAAAATAGTTGCTGCTGTAGTACAACCAGAACCAGTTCTTCCAGTTAAGCCAACTAGAATAAACTGCCCATTTTCTAAAAAAAGTTCACTTACGAATTTCTGTGTTTTCATATATCCCCACATCGAAAAGTATTGATATTTTTTTATTTTTTCATCACTTCCAGTATAAATTATCGTAGGTAGATATTCTATTGCATTAGTATAAGTGGCGGCAAAATGGCGACAGAAGAGTAAAAATGCATAACACTTGCTAATACGCCAAAACACTAAATCAATGATAATATTGATAAATTATTGCATCTCAACCATTAATAATAGTATGTAGGAATTTCGGACGCGGGTTCAACTCCCGCCAGCTCCACCAAATATTGATGTACTGAAGTTCAGTAAAGTCTACTAAGCCCGCACAGCACAAGCTCTGCGGGCTTTTTTACGTCTATTGTAGTCTAGTGAGAATTGCTGAGAACTACGAGTTATGGCACCCTGAATGGGACCCACGAAGATGGGTCCTAAAATCGAGGGTCCCAAACATGGCCAAAATCGCTAAGAAGCTCACTGACACTGAAATCAAAAGCACCAAACCTGCCGAAAAAGAGGTTAACCTTTTTGACGGCGATGGTTTGCTGTTGCGAATCGCTCCCCTGGCGAAGGGAGGGAAGAAAAATTGGTATTTCAGATATGCAGTGCCTGTGACCAAAAAGCGAACTAAGGTGAGCTTAGGAACCTATCCTCACCTTACACTTGCGAAGGCACGAGCTTTACGTGATCAATACTTGTCGTTGCTTACAAATGGTATAGACCCCCAAGTTCATAACAACCAAAAAGCCAATGCACTGAAAGATGCCACGGAACATACATTTCAAGCAGTAGCCAAGAAGTGGCTTGATGAGAAAGTCAAAACGTCAGGCATCTCCCAAGATCATGCTAACGACATCTGGCGAAGCCTAGAGAGAAATATCTTTTCCACATTGGGTGATACCCCAATTAAGGAGATTCGCCCTAAAATGCTTAAACAGCATTTAGAACCCATAGAAAAACGAGGTGTCCTTGAAACACTTCGCCGCATCATATCCCGCCTGAATGAAATTTTCCGCTATGCAGCAACAGAAGAACTCATAGAATTCAACCCGGCAGACAACCTGGGGCAACGGTTCAGCAAGCCAAAAAAACAGAATATGCCAGCATTACCCCCTTCCGAACTCCCTCGCTTCTTGGTTGCTCTAAACAATGCTTCTATCCGTTTGGAAACAAGGCTACTGATTGAGTGGCAACTTCTCACATGGGTTCGCCCAGGTGAAGCTGTTCGCACAAGATGGTCAGATATTGATATTGAAACTGGCATGTGGAACATCCCGGCGGAGTTTATGAAAATGAAGAAGCCTCACAAAGTTCCACTGAGCAAAGAAGCTTTGCGAGTTTTGGATTTAATGAAAGTCATCAGCGGGCATAGAGAGTGGGTGTTCCCCAGTATCAAAGCTCCACTCAATCACATGCATGAACAAACAGCTAATGCGGCCATAATCCGTATGGGTTTCGGAGGTGAGCTTGTAGCTCACGGTATGCGATCCATTGCTAGAACGGCTGCTGAGGAGTCTGGCAAGTTTAGGACTGATGTCTTAGAAGCCGCCCTTGCCCACTCGAAGAAAGATGAAATAATTGCAGCCTACAATCGTGCAGAGTATCTCACTGAACGGGTGGTTCTCATGCAATGGTGGAGTGACTATGTTTCGTCTCAAAAATGCAAAGTTATTGCCGCATAACTCTCCCATGATGGATTAACTATCTTGATTTAGTTAAAGAATTAATAATCACACCATTAACCTATGTGGACTAAGCATAGCCATTTACAAATGGGGACATTGAGTCCACATAACGAAAGCTGTCGGTCATATCAGCTAAATAATTCACATCTCTTCTCGATTATCATACACCTCGAAGATCTACCAAATTCGCTCTAATCAATGATAAAACAGTTGAATTCGGTTGAAATTTGATCAATTTTATCCACTACATTGTATTGAATCATCCATGAGGTTTCGTGCATGGCTAGCGAAAATGACAAAAATCATAGAGTTAGGGTCGCGCAGTACTTGAGGATGTCTACCGACCATCAGCAATATTCTTTACATAATCAGTCCGAATATATCAAAGATTATGCTGAAAAGAACAATATGGAAATCGCTTATACCTACGATGATGCAGGTAAGAGCGGAGTCAGTATCGTAGGCAGGCATTCTTTGCAGCAGTTACTTAGCGATGTAGAACAAAAGAAAATAGATATACAGGCTGTATTATTTTATGATGTGAGCCGTTTTGGTCGTTTTCAAAATAGTGATGAAGCGGCATATTATTCCTTTCTATTTGAGAGAAATGGTGTAGATCTTATATATTGTTCCGAACCTATACCCACTAAAGATTTCCCTTTAGAGTCCTCTGTTATACTGAATATAAAAAGATCTAGTGCTGCATATCACAGCAGGAATCTATCTGATAAGGTATTTATAGGGCAAGTAAATTTAATAAAGCTTGGTTATCATCAAGGCGGTATGGCTGGTTATGGGCTGAGACGTCTTTTAGTAGACGAAAATGGCATAGCTAAAGAAATATTGAGTTTCCGCAAAAGAAAGAGTATTCAAACAGATAGGGTAATATTAATTCCGGGACCAAAAAATGAAATAAAAATTGTAAATAGAATATATGATCTCTTTATAGATAATAACGTCCCAGAATTCATTATTGCTGAGAGATTAAATGAACAGAACATACCTGCAGAAAATGGAACATTATGGACTCGTGCAAAAATACATCAAATTTTGACAAATGAAAAATATATTGGAAACAACATATATAACAAAACCTCATCTAAATTAAAAAGTAGGCTTGTAAAAAACCCCAAACATGAATGGGTTAGATGTGACAAGGCATATAAACCTATTATTTCAAAGAAAAAATACAATAAAGCTCAAGAAATAATTCAGCTCCGATCCATTCATTTGACTAATGAAGATCTATTAGAAAAACTAAAACAAAAATTAGAATCTAATGGAAAACTATCAGGCTTTATCATTGATGAAGATGATACAGGCCCTTCATCTTCTGTTTATAGAACCCGATTTGGTGGTCTTTTAAGAGCATATACTTTGATTGGTTATAAGCCAGAACATGATTACAGCTATCTCAAAATAAATGAAGCACTAAGATCATTTTACTCAGAGATAATTGAGGATTTTAAGGGTGAAATTTTAAAAAGTAACTGTCATATAGACGAGTATAAATATGCCCCAATGCTTTACATCAATGATGAGTTTTTAATTTCCGTCCTTGTTACTAAATGCATACATATGAAATCAGGTAAACTTAGATGGAAAGTCCGGTTTGATAACTCACAGAAAGCAGACATAACAATTGTTATACGAATGAATTCACAAAATATTTCACCTCTTGATTTTTATATCATACCAAAGATTGAAAACGAATATAATAAAATGTGCATGACGGAAACAAACAACATTCGATTAGATCTCTATAGATTTGATAATCTTGATAAACTTCTACAAATTATTACTCGCATGAAAGTGAGGGAACTATATGCTGCCTGAAAAAAATGAATTCTCAATAATTCAAATTGAGATTGCAAAAATAAAATTTCTTAACCCACGAACAAGAAATAAGGTAGTGCATGAAGAAATAAAGGAAAGCATAAAAAAAGAGGATTAAGCAAGCCAATAAGCGTAAGAGCTATTGATGAAGGCGATTTCAAATATGCTTTAATTTGTGGTCAAGGGAGAATAGAGGCTCTCGTTGCATTAGGTGAAACTATTATTCCAGCAATTATAAGAGATGTATCAGAAGAAGATGCTTACGTTATGAGTTTAGTTGAAAACATTGCAAGGAGAAGACCACGTTCTAATGAGTTATTACAGGTGATTAAAGACATGAAAATCAGAGGACTTTCAGACTCCGAAATAAGTGAGATTACTGGATATTCATCGAACTGGGTGAGCAGTATTAATATGCTACTTGATAAGGGAGAGCATAAACTTCTCTCAGCAGTCGAACGGGGTAATTTGCCTCTGTATCTCGCAGTGCAATTTGCAAGATGTGAAACTGAGGAAGCACAAGATATTCTTACCGAAGCATATGATAAAAAATTAATAAAAAGTCGGGACATTATAAAGATAAAACACATTCTAAATCAAAGAACAGTTGGGAATAAAGGTGCAAAAGCAGCCGGATTTTATTATCACAAACCATCAAAAAGGATGACTGCAGAGGAGTTGATTGAGCTTTATGAAAATAGTATCGCTGAACATAAATCTGTTTATAACAACTCAAAATTCATAAAAACCAACCTACTAATAGTAAATGAGATTTTTAACATCATAATGATGAATAAAAGCTTTCAACATATACTTGAACAAGAGAATCTTTCAGAACTACCATCTCAGATATTAACCCCAGTAAACAAAGAGGTATTAAAATGATTCAGATACGTTTTGGCGATAATTTTATTTACCTGGAAACTAATAAGTTAATTCCATCTAAGGAATTATTAGAAAACGTAAAGCGAAGCCATAAATATCATCAAATAGTTACCTCTATCGAAAGCTTAGGTATTATTGAACCAATAATAGTATTCTATGACAAAGATAAAGATGTCACTAAGATACTTGATGGCCATTTAAGGGTTGAGGCTTTAAAAGACTTAGGTATAGAAAAAGCTCCATGTATACTTTCGAGCATAGATGATGCTTTCACTCCTAACAAACAAGTGAATCATATAAATGTAGTTGAAGAACATAGAATGATAATTAAGTCTCTGGCAAAAGTATCAATTGAAAAACTTAGTGCTGCTTTGGGCATATCTGTTGATGCCATAAAAGATAAAGCGAATGTGATGAACGGCATAGATCCAAGTGTAATTGCGAAACTTTCTGATAAACCTATACCTAAGGCTACATTTGACGTTTTGAGGAAAATGAAGCCAATTCGCCAAATTGAAGCAGTCGGTACAATGATTAATTTTGATAATTATAGTAAAAAATTTGCAATGAGCATCTTGGATGCAACACCGGCATCGATGATAGTAAATAAAGGGAAAAACACTCCCTATAAAAAGGACATAAAAAAAACCATACTTCGTCTGGAACAAGAAATGGCAACAACTTCGGAAGAAACGAAAAAGCTTCAAACCGAGTATGGTTCAGATATGTTGAAATTCGTTATAATCCAGTCATATATTAATAAATTACTTGGCAATTCTAAAGTTCTTCATTGGTTCTTAGAAAACGAGGTTGATTATCTTAATGAGTTAAAAAGAATTTCTAGAATAAATTCTTTGGATGATAAGACTCTTACTGAAAACAGCAAGTCATAG